CGCGCTCGCGGCGTCGGCCTTTTGCTGCACGTCGGCGTCGTGGAGGTCGTCCGTAATCCGCAATTGCTGCTTGGCGACCGCGAGCGTGAGCAAGCCCGGCATTACGACCCCGTCGCCGCGAGCGCGGCCCGGCGCGCGTCGCCGGATACGTCGCGGCCTTTCTTGACCATGAGTTGCCACGCGCGCGATCCGTCGCCCGGCCGGGAGCTGGTCACGACCTCGCAGTGCCAGGCCGACCCGTCAAACGTGACCACGTCGCCCGGCCGGTACGACTTCGCGCTCGTGTAGGCGCCTTGGTAGACCGGGATCGGCAGCTCGATCGGCAGTGTCTTGACCAGCTCGCCGCGGCGCCAGCGGAGCACGAGCACGCGGTCGCCGTCGACACTCGCCGTCAGGTCGTCGACGCCCAGGCCGTCAGCGCCGTTCAGCCCGTCCAGGCCGTCAGCACCGCGCGGCCCTGGGACCGGCGGCCGCGCCTCCAGGCCGGCGAGCCGCTCGCGGAGCTGGCCGACCGTCTCGTCGAGCCGCTCGACCGCGGCGCCGCGGCCGCGGAGCGACGCCAGCTCCAGCTCGACGCGCGCCAGGTCGGCCCGTAGCGGCGCGATCGCGTCCTTGACCGTCAGCACAATCAGCTCGGCGAGCGTCTCAGGCTGCATACAGACCCTCGCGCAAGGCGGCGACTCGGATGGCCGCGAGCGTGGCCTCGACGTTGTCAGGCGGCACCGGCGGCGCGACAGGCGGCGTCGGCGGCACCGGCCCGGCGGCGTCGCGCTCGGCCAGCGCCGCGAGCGAATACATTTGCTGCTGAAGGTACGGCGCGTCGCCGCCAGGGACCGGCCCCAGGCCGAAATACTTCCGGCGTGCCTCATCCGGCGACAACGCGCCGGCGGTAATCGTGTCGTGCGCGGCTTTCGTCCGGGTCGCCGTGTCGAGCAAGAGCAAGTCGTCGATCGCAAACTCGGTCCCGTAGTCGGCGGCCAGCTCCAGGCCCTTGTCGAGCGACCGCTCAAACTTGGTAATCAAACTCTGCAAACACTCGTTGTAATAGAGCTGCACGAGCGGCTCGATATTGGCGTACGGCGGCGGCGCCCCGACGTGGACCATGTACGGCGGCACATGAAACGCGGAGCAAATCGTTTCGGCCGACCATTTCAATTGGTCAATCAATTGCGCGTCGACGGCCGACATGGTCAGCGGCTTGTACTCCAGGCCGCGGTCGAGAATCGCGACGCGGCCCTGGTTGGCGCCGCCCACGTATTCTTCCCACTTCGTTTTGTACGTTAGCGCCTGTTCGTTGGTAATCGCCATGGGCGCCATGAGCACGCCGCCAGGGTTGGCGCCGTTGGCGAAAAACGCCGACGACTGGCGTTGCATGTTCTGCCCTTGCAACGCCGACAGGCCGCACGCGTAGAGCGGCGACACGCCGACCAGCGGATGAAACAGCGTCAGCATGGGATCGTGGATCAGCTCGCGCGCCGGCACGACCAGCGACGACTCGGCGGCCACGCCGGCCAGGTCGTTGGCGCCGAGCCGGTAGTACACGGACCCGTCAGGCGCCACGAGCGTCGTGACGCGCTCCGGGTCGAGCACGTACAACGCGACGACGACGCCGCGGTTGTCGCGCTCTTTGAGCGTGTACGCGTTGCCGTGGACCAGCTTGGAGAGAATCCACTGCTCGACCATGGTCCCGGTGAGCTGGTACCGATTCGGCTCGCGGAGCACCGGCGAGTACGCCGGGTTGGTCGTCTCCGACCAGATCCCGTTGCCGTCGCGCGCGACCAGGCGCAATTCGAGCTTGCCAATGTCGGTCGCAATCATCGACACGCACGCGTACACGGCGAAGTACGTTAGCGACGTGTCGACGGTCAGCTCTTGATTTTGTTGCCAGGCGCCTGGGTACGGGTCGCGGACGACCGTGCGCCAGCCCTCGACAGTACGGACCGCTGGCGTGCGTCGTGAGAAAATTTCCCGGCCGAATAGGCGCATGACGCTCCGAGAAAAACAACCGGCCGAGCGCGATCGTTCGGTGCGCCCGGCCGGTATGAAACGGACTACTTGCGACGCGCGCCGCCGGTGTCAGCCGCCTCGGCGTCGGCCGCCGTTGGCGCATACACGGCCGCCGTCGCGTACGCCACGCTGGCCGGGATCGCGCGGTTCCAATTGATAAACCGCTCGACTCTCAGGCCGACCAGGTTGTTTTGCCACAAGCTGGTCATGACGACCGTTGCGTCGGCCGGCGACATGGGCGCCGTATCCATTTGCACGCTGGCCTCGCGCGACACGTCGATCGTCGCGCCGCCGTCGTCGGCGTACAGAATCAGATCCGGCTGCAACGCAATCACGAGCAGTTGCGCGACGTTGCTGGTGACGACGTTGATCCCGTCGATCGAGCCGCCCTGGGAATTGACGCCGGGAAACATCCGGTTGCCTTGCGGGTCGCGGACCATGCCCAGCGCGAAACCGTTTGTTTCCGACATGATCAGCGTGACGCCGCCGATCGGCACGTTGGCCGTCGTCAGCATACTCATCAGCGCGACGATGTCTTTGAGCGCGTTGTTGGACGACACGATCGTCGGCGCGCCGTTGGTGATGCTGGCCGGCGACACGTTGGCGACCGCGGCGATCGCCGGGTCGATAAACTGCTGATCAAGGAATTGCGCGATCCCCTTGATCATGTCGTTTCGCACGATCGCCTCGGCAGACGGCGAGCTGACGCGCACCAGTTCCTCGGTCAGGACGATGATGCCGGCCGCTTTCGCGATCCCCAGCGACGCGCTGGTAAACGCGAGCTTGCCGACCGGCTTGGCCTTGGCCTGGCCGACCCACTGGTACAGGCCGCCGGCCGACTGGACCGGGACCGTCGTGTTGAATGGCACCTGGCGCAAGCCTGGGATTTTGCCCAGGACGGTCGCCGGCCTGAGCAGCTCCAGAAATTCGTTGGTCGCGTTGGTCATGGTCGCGAGCGGCCCGGCCCAGGCGGCGTCGGTCGTCGTGCCTGGCGCCGTCGCAGCTTTGACAAACAGCTCGACTTCCGGCGAGTCGCGCCATTCCTTGGCGTACTCGCGCGCGAGCATCTTGTCGCCGTCAGCGCGGAGCAGTGAAATCGCCGCGCGCGTGAAAATGCTGCCCTTGGGCAGTTGCGACTTGACCTGGACGACCGGAAACGACGACACGACGCCGCGCGGCCCGGCCGGCACCGGCGTGGCGCTGGCGACGTTGAGCTGCTCTAGCTCGCGCCACCGCTTGACCGTGCCGTCGAGCGACTGCACCTCGGCCGACAGCTCGTCGTACGACTTCGTTTGCTCGGCGTCGAGCGTCGTGCCGGTGTCGGCGGCCGTTTGCATGAGCTGTAACATGGCCGCGGTTTTGACCGCGCGGTTGTTTTCCGCGGCGGTGATTTGCTCGTTGATGGTCATGGCTGGATCCCTCGACCGTTTGGCGCCCGAGTCGCCGGGCAAGGTAACGGCCGTGACGCCGGCCAGAGTCTTGACGAAACGGATTTCCGCGCCGGGATTGCTCGGAATGGTCGCGAGCGACAGCTCGACGATTTCGGTTTTCTTTAGGCTGAGCGTGCCGGTCGCGAGCCGCTCGATCCCGTCAGCCAGCACGCGAAAGCCGATCGACACGCTACGGACCAGGCCGGCCTTGACCGACTGCCACGCTTTATCGACCGCGTCTTTGAGCGGTCCCGGCGTGTCGATCATGGGCAAGGTCGCCTCAAACGCGATCCCGTCGACGGTCGCCGGATACAGGATCACGGTCCCGATCGGCGTGTCGGCCTCGTGTTGCCAGAGGAGCGGGAGCGGATTGCGGAAGGTTGCGCCAAACGGGTCGACGCTATGGTTTTGGCGGTCGATCGCCGGCGTCGTCGCCATGCCGCGAAACATCCGGCCGGTGTCGCTGACGGCAATCGACTTGCGGTCGATCGTGAAATCCGCCAGCGCAAACGGACAGACACGCGCAAACGCTTCATTCACGCGCTCTAGTGGGCTATAGCGCGGCTCGACTGGCAAGGATTGCATACAGGCGCGCCGGCGCCGGTGCGACGTGCGGACGATATCCGGCGGCGCTTGGTACTGGTCGCCCAGGCCAAAATACCGGCCCTCGCCTTTCACGATTTGCAGAAAGGTCGCGACCCGGTTGCCGAAATTCAGTTCCTCGACCTCGTCGACTTGCGGCCAGGCGGCCGGCGACTGGTACCACTGGTCGAGGTCGTCGTAATCGTGGTACCGGCGGTCGCGCGGCTTGCGACCCGTTGGCGCCGGCTCGCCTCGTTGCCGCGGGATCATGGGCGGAATAGCGGCAAGGGTTGGACCCAATCGAGTCCCTTGGTCAGCTTGATGTCAGGCCAGCGCGAAAACGCCGTGCCGTCGACGGAGCTGCACCCAATGCGCTCGGCGTAATGGAGCCGGCGCCGGGAATTGACGCGGCCCATGTGGACCCAGGTTCCGCGCGTTTGTGCATAGCCGGCCAGGTCGCGCGCCTCGGCGCCGAGCTTCCAGTCGGTCGTGCCGCCGATAAACAGCGCGTCAATGGCGGCCCATGGCACCTCGGCGACCGTCAGGCCGTCTTGCGCCACGAGCGCGACCGGAAAGCCGAGCGCGCGGATCATCGGCGCCCAGGTCACAAATCGCGCGGCCGTCGCACCGGCGTCGCCGACCACGTCTGGCGCCGCGACAAACCGGCAACCAGGCCGGCCGCGCAATTTCGCGAGCATGGCGACAAACGCGTCAGCGTCAAACGCCGAAAACGCGCCATTGTCAGCGGCCCAGGTACAGCCCGGCCACAAGGTCGCCGCCGGGTCGTTGCGGTCGCGCGGCACAAACAGGATCCCCAGGCCAGGCGAGCCGCGCCGCCGGCGTACCGTCGCCGTCGCGCCCGATACCAGGATCAACATTGGCCCATGAGCACGGCGCGCTTGTACGCGCCTTGATGCGCGTTGCTGCAATACAGGCCGCGCCGGTCTTTACGGACCTCAAACCGTACGCCGCAATAGCGACACGACTGCCAGAGACACTGCGCGTGGATGGCGACCCATGGCCGGCCGACCCGAAACCGGCGCCATGGTCGTACCGGCCCTCGACAGACCCGGCACCGGCGACGCGTCATTACCGCGTCACGCCGGTCGTGTGCAACAGCTCGGCGACAATCACGAGCAGCAGTGCCGGCCAGAGCGGCGCGCGGCCAATGCCGGCGAGTATGCAAATCACGAGCGCGGCGACGAGCAGCAGTAGATCGATACTCAACATGGCCTAGACCTCCACAATTCGCACGCCGTACTCGGCCTCGACGTGCTTTTTTTTCCAGCGGTAGAGCGGTGTACGAAAGCCCTTGCAATCCTCGACGACCGTCCCGGCTTTCGTCGCGTACACAAAATCGGCCCGGTACACGCCGACGACCAGAAACGCGTACGACTCGGTCGGACGCGATCCGCCGGTGAGCGCCGGGAGTCGCGGC